CACCTCCAAGGCCTGTCGTTGCATCAGCGGTTCCCGCGGCAACCGCCGTGCGCAGGGCAGCGACAGACTGCAGCGGGGCCGTGGCAGCCGCGGCCGCACTGGCCATTGTGCCCCGCAGCGCCGCCGCCTCGCCCCGGGCGGCTGCCGCACCTGAGGTCAGCCCCAGATCGGGCGCGGCAATCGGCGCCTGGGTAAAGGCCGCTTCAAAGGCCGTACGGGCTTCCACCCCGGCGTCGGCAGCGGCTCCGGCAAACGGGTTCTCGATCCCGCCCAGCTCGATCGCACCAATCAGTGGCACCCGCTTCTCGACGCCGAGCACATTGAGCCCGGCATTGACCCCTTCGAGGAAGCCGTCGATCCGGCGTGCCACGCCATTCAACATCGCCTCTACGCCGCCGATCAGGGCATTGGCCGCGCCATAGGCAAACTCGCCAACGGTGCCGGGCAGGGCCGACCAGAGTACCTTCACTGCCTCCAGCGCGCCTTGGAAGGTGTTCACTGTACCATTGCCAAAGCCGACCACCGCTTCTAGCGATGCCTGCAGCGCCTCGGCGATGCCCGCCCGGATCCCGGCCCAGCTCGCCAGGATCTCCAGACCCATCGCGACCGCGCCCAGCTGCATGCGGTTCCAGACCTCACGGGCCAGATCACCGAGCAGTCCCAGTGCCGCGCCAAACCCGCCTGCGCCCTGCACCAGCCGCCCGAACTGGAACACCAGCTCGCCCGCGCCGACGACCAGCGCCCCGATCCCCGTGCGGATCAACGCGCCGCGCAAAATCACCAGGGCGGTGGCCAGTGCGCGCACCGACAGCGCTGCCGCAGCAAGACCCACGACCCATCGCCCGGCCATCAGGGCCACGAAGGTCATGGCATAGCTCGCAAGTCGGTCCAGCTGGCCGAAAAGAACCGTGAGTGCACCCCCGACCAGGCCGGTGCCGCGCGCCATGTCGGCCAGCGCATTCGCCACCGTCTCCAGGGCCGGTGCGACCGCCGCTGTCAGCCGGTGGCTCAGTCCAAGCCAGATCAGGCCAAGCCGGGCGATAGCATCGCCGGTGCGCTCGATCTGGGCCGCATCGCTGGCGCTGACTGCCACGCCAAAGTCGCGAACATCCTGCGCCGCCTCGCGCAAAGTGGCTGGATCGATGCGCAGAAAGGCCAGTGCCGCCCGGTCGCCAAAGAGATCAGAGGCCACGGCGGCGCGCTCCGCCTCGGGCACCAGAGCAGTCAAGGCGTCCTGAATGGCGAGGATGCGCTGATCCAGCGGCAGCGCCTGCAAGGCTTCCGCCGTCAGGTTCAGCCGCTCCAGCGCCCCAACCGCCGATCCCGATCCGGTGGCGGCCTCCGACAGCCGGGTGGTCAGCTTCTTGGTCGCCTGCTCGATCTCGCCCAGCGACACACCCGCCATCTCGCCCGCTGCAGTGAGCACCTGCAGGCTTTCCACCGTGGTCTTCAACGAGGCCGCCATATCCGCCTGGGCCCCGATAGTCTCGAGCCCCGAGCGTACCATCGCCACGCCCGCCGCCGCCGCTGCCACCGTCATCGCGGCCAGCGCCACCCCGGCCTTGCGGGCGAAGCCACTGAGCCGGTCATTGGCCCGTTCCATCTCGGAAGACAGCCGGCCAAAGCCACGCGTCCCGGCCTCGCCGATGCCTTCAAGCTCAGCCCGGACCTGCCGGCCACCCGTTGCCACCAGGCGGACCGAAACGCGCTTCTCTGCCATGGGTCAGGTCTCCGCTTCGAAGGAAGGTCCGTCTTGCACTGCGGCGCAGGCGTCATTCAAACGCCGCACCATCACCGCCTCGATCACAGGCAGCAGCTCAGCGACCGCCCGGAGGTCAACGCCCAGTGCGGCGGCCATCGCCAGCGCCGCACTCATATCCCAGCCGAGCACCACCCCCGGCACCGCACGGATCTGGCCACCCAAACGCCCCGCCAGGTCCCAGACCTGCCAGCCCTCACGGCTCAGGGGCGCGTTCAGGATCTGCGGGCAGTCCGCGCAGCTGCCTTCACAGGCCGCGCAGTAGCGCTCGCCCCCGCCGAAGGACCACTCGGCAAGGGCGCGGAGACGTTTTTTTCTGCGTCGATCTCCAGCCCGCGGGCGACGTACTCGGTCTGGAAGCGCTCGAACATCAGCCAGAGGTCGAGAAGGGCGGCAATGCCCTCGGGGCTGACCGGAAGGGCCGCACCGGTCGCATCGCCGACGCCCTCCCAAGCGGTGATGGCACGCGTCGCGATTGCCTTGGCAAAGGCCACGGCGACGGCGTCATCGGGCGAGCCGGGTGGCAGGGCGCGCAGCTCAGGATCGGTGCGGGCCGCAACCATCAGGGCCGTGCTGAGCGGCTCCACCAGTAGGCGCACGCCCATCGGCAGATCAAGCCAGTGGGCCTCGCGGGCGAGGGTCAGGCGCAGCATGGTCAGTACTCCTCGATGCCATTGATGAGCGTGGCGGTACACATCCGCCCCAGCGTGGTGTCGCGTGCGGCCTGCCAGTCAAAACTGGCCTGCACGCCCTGCGGCCCCGCGATCTCGATGCGCGGGCGCGGCAGATAGACGGCATGGGCGGTGAAGGTGAAGCTCTCCCCCGTCGGCAGGCCATAGGAAAAGCTCAGCGCGCAGGGCTCGCCGGCAATGGCCTGATTGACCAGCGTGGGGTCGGCAAAGCGCACCTCGATCTTCCCGGTCAGCGCCGCGATTGAGGGATCCGCCCCGTCGATCCGCCCGTCCGAGCGGATCGTCTCCACCCGGTCGAGGGTGTTGGCATAGGTGATCTCTGCGGAGATGATGTTGCCGAGCGGGCTTCCGTTCCGGGTGATCGCCCCGTTGAAATGGCCGAAGCGCTTCAGGCCGAGGTCCGCCAGCGTGCCGGCGGCGGACGTGCCGGCGATGCTCTCCCCTTGCGCGATGAGACTGGCTGTTGCCGTCAGCAGCCCCGAGCGCTGCATCTGCCAGGTGATACTGTCGAGCACGCAGCCGGAATACATCGCAAAGCGCGGCACCTCCGGCATCGCGGTCTCGATCGACATCGAGGGCAGGGTCCAGGCGCCCGAGCGGAACTCATGCGTGAACGGCCCTGCTGCAGTTCCGGTCGTCACTGGCGCCCCGAAGGCCGCCTTCAGCCAGAAACCGAATGCGGCCGCATCAAGCGGCACAACCACATCGCCATCCGCCGTCACCGCATCCTTGATCGGCGCCAGCGGATCACGGCCATAGCCCAAGAGCTCGCTGTTCAGCAGCGGCTGCTCGGAGCCCAGCGTGGTGCTGGCGAAGGGCATCCGGGTGAATCCGCTCGCCGGCGGCGTGCCATAGGTCGTCTCGAACGCAAGCGCCATCTGCGCCCGCGCGCCTTGTGCGCGTGCCATTGATGATATCCTTTCCAGTCATTTACGGATCAAAGGTTGTGACTTGCGCATCCTTAAGGCCCGGTCGATGTTGATCGCCAAAGATCTGCAGTGGCCCGGCTACGCAAAACCTCGAAGCAGAAAGGCAAAGCGCGATGACCTCCCCAAACCCGCAATCGGCGAAGACCTCTGTGCTTGCCGCTGATCTCCAGATTGACGGGAATGTCACAAGCACCGGACAGGTGGTGTTCCACGCTAAGATCACCGGCGATATCGTGGCGGACGAGCTTGCGATCGAAGCGGGGGCAGAAGTCCAAGGTGATGTTGAAGCACGCAGGTTGAAGATCGATGGCACGGTTCTCGGAGCCCTCGTGGCCGCAGACGTGACCATCACGTCGATCGGTAGGGTTTCTGGAGCGGTGAGCTATGGCACCCTCACTGTTCAGGCTGGAGCAACACTGGATGGCGAGCTGACCAAAGTGCGCCCTGCGAGCGGGACGCCTCAGCCGAGCGGATCACCAACCGAGTAGTGCAGCACCACCGGAATGATGGCTGCCCTCAGACTGGTGGCGCCCTCGATGGGCAGGTCAACCGGTTCGGGCGCTTCCGCTTCGACCCAGTCGCAGAGACCGCCCAATGTGCGGTCGGCCGAGAGTGCCGCGCCGATCTGCGCAATCAGGTGATCAAAGTCCGCATCCCGACCAGCATTGGCCTGGACGACCACCTCGAGCTCGGCCCTGTGCTGGTAGTGCCAGGTCAGCGGTGACAACGTCACGCCCGGCTCCCCGGGGTTGCCATCGCGCAGGATCATGAGGCCCGCCGCAGGTACACGTTCGGGCAGGACCTCGCCGCGCAGGACGGTGGCGGGCAGTGTTTGTAGGAGGCTATGCAGCGCGGAGAGGATGGTTTCGCGCGAAGTCATCTTCAGGAAGCCTTCAAAACCATGAAGTTGGGTTCAACAATTAGCACCCGGCCTTTTGCTCTCGAGAGCGCAACTTGGGTCAAAGGCGCTGCCATTTTCAGGGTATCATTTTCATTAAGGCACTCGTCATGTTATCAGCCAGGTGGAACAAAAAGGCAGGCTGCAGGTCCACCTGACCCACTCTTGAGTGGAGGTTTTCGAGCGATCGGCATCGCCACGCAGCTTCGCGAAACGGAAAAGGGTATCGATCCATGAGCGACACTGCCGAACGCATCAGAAAAATCCTTGCCGCGAAATTCGGCGTCGATGAAGCGACCCTTTTGCCTGACGTGTCCTTCGTCACCGATTTGAACGCTGACAGTCTGGACATCGTAGAAATCTCGATGGCGTTCGAAAACGAGTTCGGGATCGAACTCTTTGCTGAGGACATCGAGGCCATCGACACTATTGGCGACGCCGAGCAATTCATCGCGAATGCGCAATAAGCTTGGGTTCAGCGACCCTCCACCCACTTTGCCACGATTAGCCCCGGCACGCCGTCCACTGCCCGTTCTGCATCCCGTGCCAGATCCAACCGCTTTGGCAGCTTGACCTGCGGTACCAGCAGGAAGATCGGCACGGTGGTAAGACCGCGCCCGGTCTTTGCGCGGGATCCCACCGCGCTCCCTTTCGAATTCAGCCGTCCCTCAGCGACAAGCAGGCTCGGGCCCCGGCGGCGATAAATGAAGCGCAGCCGCAGCCCGGTGCGACGTTCCCAGTCGCCGGGGGTGGTTCGCCCACCACGCCTGGACTTCCCCGCCGCTGCAGTCGGGATCGCTAGCCAGAAGCCGCTTTTCGAGCGGATCAAAGGGCCGGTGTCATGCGCACCGATGATCACTGGCGCCTTCGACCAGACCAGTGCCGCCGCGTTCAGGCTGTCGCCCGATTTCGGGAAGCTGGCGAGGCGGATCGAGTTTGCAAGCCGGTGACCCAAGCCCGCGGTGGTGATCTGGCCACGCCAGGCGGATTTCAGGCTAGTCCCCGCCTCGCGTAGGGCCGCCGTCACCGCGCGTTCCCCGGCCGCGACCTCGGCCGCCATAAGCGCGACAATGTCAGGGGCGATGTCGAGTTTCAGCTTCATCCGACCGTCGTCTTTTCAGCAGCGCTTGTTTGCAGTAAATTCGTGGCCACATCGACAGCAGTGCAATCCGGGAGGAAGCCATGACTGATCGCAGCGCATACATCGACAAGATGAAGGCCAAGGTAGACGAATGGACCGCGGATATCGAAAAGATGCAGGCCAAGGCCAAAGGGGCCGAGGCCGATTTGCGGATCGAATACGGAAAGCAGCTCGATGACATGCGCAAGATGCGCGACGAGGCACTGGCCAAGATGAAGGAAGCCCAGAACGCTGGCGACGCTGCTTGGGAAGACATGCAAAAGGGTATTCAGACAGCCTGGGACAGCATGTCCAAGGCCTTCCACGATGCGATGAAACGCTTCAGCTGATCCGATCCCGACGCCGCTTGACGCGCGCGGTCGCGGTGATCCTGTAATCGAGAAAGTCACGCCGGCCTCAGATCCACGGTCCAGACCAGCCGTTCGCGGTCGCGCACCGGCTCGCCCTGAACGAGGAAGGCCTCCCCGTCGATCTCAATCCGGTCGCCGGGACGCGGGTTCGGCGCGTCTGCCACGCGCAGATCAATGCGCGTGGTTTCTGACCAGAGCCGCGCATCGCCGAATTCGGTTACGGCATCGCCACGCCGCGCGACGATACGCACAAGAGCCGGCACGCCGCCGTCGGATGTGTAGATTGCCTCACCGCCAATATTTGGATCAGCGAAGAGGATCTCGATGATGGCGGAGAAGGCATTCATCACGTCCGCCGTGCCGAACGCAGCACCTGCGGGCGGGTGCAGATCGGCAGCGGATTGCTCTCGATCTCAAGGCGCACCCATTCGTCGCGGTCGCGGTCTGGGATCATCCGTGCATAGAGCGGCAGGCCCACGGTGTTGACCGTCTCGAAGGTATCCGCCGGGGCATAGTAGATCTCGAACAGCCCCTCGACGGCTTCAGGGTAGAATATCGCCTTGTCCGTCGCGACGCCAAAGCCCGCGCCACCTCGGAAGCGGCGGAAGGTGATGCCGCCGAAGCTGACCTCGTCCGCGACGCGGGACCGCAGATCAGCCGCGGCAGCGGTGTGCAGATAGGTCTCTCGCACCTCCTTGTGCGCCACCAGATCGGCAAAGAAGGCTGAGCCACATTCGGCCCGCAGAGTGACCGCGCCCGTGGCCAGCCCGCCCATGGCCTCCTCAACACTCTCGATCAGAGCCTGACAGCGCTTGCGCAGCGCCCCTGAAGCCGGCGTCGCGTTATCGAGATCAAAATCCACTTCCGGCGCCGGAGCGATGCCGAACTCTGTGAAGTAGTTCACCACCGTGGCTCCATCGCGCGGGTCCTTCACCAGCCCCTGAATGCCATTGAAGAGGTGATACTCAAAGGTCGTCTCGGCGTCTCCGCGCAGGCGGCCAAGCTTTCGGGC